CGGCTCCTGGGCGTGTCCGAGGCATCCATCCGCCAAGCCGTCACCGTCCTGAGCAAGGCGGGCCGGATCACATGGCGGCGCGGCGCGGGCGGGCTGGCGTATTGGACGGCAAAGGAGGCGGGGGAATGACAAGCAAGGCACAACGCAAGCGCCGCAAGAAGGCCGCGCAAATCACCATGCCGGGGGGCGAGTCCCTGCCGCAGCGCCCGACAGGTCGCGACCGCCGCCACACCAACCAGCCAGAGGACGCAATGCAGACCGTCACCATCGCCCGCCAGCGCAAGACCGGCATCTCCGACCCGCAGGATGCCCGCCAGCCCATCTGCGGCACCGACATGGGCCTCTGCATCCGCCACCTCTCCACTGGAGACGACCGTGCTGCCTTGGTCAACGCATGGGCCGCCCTGTCCGCTGCCCATCGCAACTATCGCCTCCTGATAATCGGCCAGACCGGCGACCCTCAAGGAGCCGCCATCCCCATGCTGTCCGACCCGATGGAGACGGACCCATCCTTGCGGGTGGACCTGCGCACCCATGAGCAGCGTGAGGAGGCCGCCCGCCGCGCGTGGCATGACTGGTGGGGCCGCATCAAGGCCCTGCCGGTGCCCAACCTTCGCTGGGCCATCATCGGCGCGCTGGACGGCTTCCTGGGCGACGGAACCCTGTGGCGTGACCAGAAGCCCACCGCCACCGGAAGTGCCGCCGTGCAGGCATTGCGGATGCTGCTTGACAACCCTCGATAAGTGGCTAGGCTGGCGATAATCGGGGCGGTCTTCTGAAAAGAGGGCCGCTTTTCGCATTTCCCCCACCCACCCCAACCAGGAGACCCGCACCGCGCGGGGTTGTGCAATATGGCCGACACCGCCGAAAAAACGGCTCAGATCGGACGGGACGAGGGTGGAAAGTTCACGGCTGGGAACCCCGGCAAGCCCAAGGGCGCGCGGACCAAGCTGGGCGAGCAATTCCTGTCGGCGCTGCAGGAAGATTTCCAAGAGCATGGCGTGAAGGCCATCGAGACCGTTCGCAATGAGCGCCCGTCAGACTACCTCAAGGTCATCGCCTCGCTGATGCCGAAAGACCTGAACCTGAACGTCAACAACTTGGACGATGCGACTGATGACGAGCTTGTCCAGCGCCTCCGCGATCTCGAATCCGTCATCCGGCCTTTCCTCGGCCTTGAGGGAAATGGCGCTGGTGGCGAAGGAACTGGACCGCAGACAGCGCACTAACCGCCTGCGCGCCTATCGCCCCTACGCCAAGCAGAAGGCCTACCACGCCATCACGGCCCGCGAATGCCTGTTCATCGCGGGCAACCAGTTGGGCAAGACGCTGGCCGGTGCGGCTGAAATGGCGATGCACCTGACCGGCGAGTATCCCGACTGGTGGGAGGGTCACAGGTTCGCGAGGCCGATCACGGCGCTGGCAGGGTCGGAGAGCTACGAGCTCACCCGCGACGGGGTGCAGCGACTTCTGGTGGGGCCGCCCGCGAGCGAGGAGGACTGGGGAACGGGGATGATCCCCTTACGCGCCATTGCCGAGCGGACGCGGCGGATGGGTGTCAGCAATGCCCTCGACAGTGTGACGGTTCGGCATGTGTCGTGCGGCATGTCCACCCTTCTGTTCAAGGCCTACGAGCAGGGCCGGGGCAAATGGCAGGCCAACACGGTGGATTATGTCTGGTTCGACGAGGAACCGCCCGAGGACGTGTATTTCGAGGGCATCACGCGGACGAACGCCACGCGCGGGCTGATCCGGGTGACGTTCACACCGCTCAAGGGCATGTCCAGCGTGGTGGCGCGGTATCTGATGGAGGAAAGCCCGGATCGCGCCGTTGTCACCATGACCATCGACGACGCGGAGCATTACACCCCGGAGGACCGGGCGCGCATCATCGCCAGCTATCCGCCGCACGAGCGGGAGGCGCGGACGATGGGCATTCCCTCGCTGGGGTCGGGTCGCATCTTCCCAATCGAGGAGGCCGCGATTGCCTGCGACCCCATCGAAATCCCGAAGGTCTGGCCGCAGATCATCGGCATCGACTTCGGCTGGGATCACCCTTTCGCCGCATGTCGGCTGGCGTGGGACCGGGACAACGATATCGTCTATGTGACCGGCGAATACCGGCAGCGAGAGGCCAGCCCGATCATCCACGCGGCGGCGATCAAGCCTTGGGGCGAATGGATCCCCATCGCGTGGCCGCATGACGGGTTGCAGCACGACAAGGGGTCGGGCGAGCAGTTGGCGGCGCAGTATCGGGCGCAGGGGCTGAACCTGCTGCAAGATCGCGCGACGTTTTTGGACGGAACGAACGGGGTCGAGGCCGGGGTGAGCGAGATGCTGACCCGAATGCAGACGGGCCGATGGAAGGTGTTCCGCACCTGTCAGGGCTGGTTCGAGGAGTTCCGGCTCTACCACCGCGACAACGGCAAGATCGTGAAAGAGCGCGACGACCTTCTGAGCGCCAGCCGCTACGGCCAGATGATGCTGCGGTTTGCCACCGTGAAGCCGTCACAGCAGGCCCCGCGCCGCAGATCAACAGGATGGGCTGCCTGATGGCCGCAGATTTCGACCAACTCAAAGCCTGGGTCACGGCGGACTGGCAGGCGCAGGCCAAGTGGCGCGAGGCAGCCGAGGGCGAATATGCCTTCCGCGACGGCCACCAGTGGACCGAGGCGGAGAAGGCCGAGCTTGAGGAAAAGGCCCGCGTTCCGGTGGTGTTCAACCGGGTGCAGGTCATCATCGCGTCGGTGTCCGGGTCGGAGATCAACAACCGCACCGAAGTGCGGTTCATCCCGCGCGAGATCGGGGACGCCAAGCCGAACGAAATCCTGACCGCCGGGGCGGAGTGGTTCAGGGACGAGGCGAACGCGGAGGACGAGGAAAGCCAAGCCTTCGAGGACACGCTGATCTGCGGCATCGGCTGGACCGAGACGCTGCTGGACTACACCAGCGACAGCGACGGCGCGCCGCGTATCGTGCGGCTGGACTCGCTGGAAATGTGCTGGGATGCTCATGCCCACCGCAAGGGGTTGCAGGACGCCACGCGAGCGGCGCGAGTGCGGCGCATTCCGATTGCCGAGGCCCGCGACATGTTCCCCGATGCGGAGGACGCGGACCTCCACGCGGACTGGATCGGCAAGGCGGAGGAGTCGGAGCGGCACGACAACCTGATCGGCGACCAATACAGGTCCGGGCGCAAGGGCGAAGACGGCGAACCTCGATCGACGGTGACGGTGGTCCAGGTCCAGTGGCGCGAGCGGGCGCGGTCGGTCGAATACGTCGATCCGCAGAGCGGCGAGCGGAAGGAGATGCCCAAGGGCGACTGGGACAAGCTGGCCAAGGTCATGCCGGTGGATATCGCCATCCCGAACCGGCCCGTGACGCGGTATGTCTGGCGGCAGGCTTTCCTCGGGCGGGACGGCATTCTACTGGAAAACCAGCCCTGCAAGGACGGCTGCACATTCAAGGCCATCACCGGCAATTATGACCGCAAGGAAAAGCGGTTCTACGGGCTTCTCCGGGTCATGATGGACCCGCAGAAATACGCCAACAAATGGCTTTCGCAGACGCTGCACATCATCAACTCCAACTCCAAGGGCGGGGTGATGTATGAGGCTGATGCGGTCGAGGATGCCCGCGCTTTCGAGGAGGGTTGGGCGGCGGCGGACAGCGCGGTCCCGGTAAGAAGCGGGGCTTTGTCCGGCGGGCGCATCCAGCCCAAGCCGCAGGTGCAGATGCCCGCCGCGCTGATGCAGTTGACGCAGTTCGCCATCAGCACGATCCGGGATACGTCCGGCGTTTCGCTGGAGCTGATGGGCATGGCCGACCGGCAGCAGGCCGGGGTGCTGGAGTACCAGCGCAAGCAGGCCAGCATGACCACGCTGGCGGTGTATTTCGACAGCCTGCGCTACTACCGCAAGGTGCAGGGCGAGGTGATCCTATCGTTTCTCCGCGATCACATCGCCCCGACCGGGCGGCTGGTGCGGATCGTGAAGGAGGGCTTGCAGCAATACGTCCCGCTGGCCACCGAGACCGGGACGCGGAAATACGACGTGATCGTGGACGACAGCCCCGCCGCGCCGAACGAGAAGGAGCGGACCTGGGCGATCCTGCAAGACCTGATCCCGGTGATGCAGGGCGCGGGGATGGGCCTGGAGGACTGGGCCGATGTGATCGAATACAGCCCGTTGCCGTCCAGCTTTGCCGAGAAGCTGCGGGCCAAGGCGGCGGAGCAGAAGCAGAACCCCGAGCAGAACCAGCAGCAGCAACTGGCGATGGCTGCGGCGCAGGCCGACATCCAGAAAACGCAGTCCGAGGCCGAGGAAAACCAGGCGCAGGCGATGCTTTACGGCATCAAGGCGCAGAAGGAAGCCGTCACCCCCGTTCAGCCCCCGATGGGCATGAACCCGCCGCGCCCGGCTGGCGCTACGTCACCCCAACGATAGGGAAAATGCATGACCGAACAACTGACCGCCGACGAAACCGCCGCGATGCAGGCGATGCAGGCCGAGCCTGTGGAGGTGGCGGAGGCCGCAGAGCCAGCCCCCGCCGCACAGCCCGAGCCGGCCGCGCAGGTCGAGACGCCTGCCGCAGAGCCGGACAAGCCACCGCCGGGCATGGTGCCGCAGGGCGCGCTGCATCAGGAGCGCGAGCGGCGCAAGGCGGCGGAACTGCAAATGCAGCAGTTTCAGGCCGAACTGGCTGAAATCAAGGCCAAGTTGAACCCGCCGCCGGAGATCGTCATCCCGGACCCGGTTCTGGACCCGAAGGGGTTCAAGCAGTTCCAGATCGACCAGATCAACCAGCGGGCCAAGGAGCAGGCCGACAACGAACGCCGCCAGATGGAGGCGCAGCAGCACCAGCAGGTGATGGCCCGGCTGAACCAGGACGTGCAGGCCTTCCGCGCCACGACGCCCGATTATGACACGGCCTTCCAGCACGCTGTGAAGGTGCGGCAGGAGGAACTGGCCTTCTACGGCAACGCGCCGGAGCAGATTGCGGCGCAGCTTGAAACGGACGTGCAGGCCATCGTGGCGCAGGCCTATTCGCAGGGCAAGAACCCGGCGGAACTGTTCTACGCCTACGCCAAGATGCGCGGCTACCAGACCCCCGTGGCACCGCAGCCCAACCCGGCTGTGGCGCAGGTCGCGGCGCTGGCCGAGGCGCAGAAGCAGACGCAGAGCCTCGCCCCGGCGGGCGGGCCTGCCAATGACGGCGGCATGACGCTGGAGACGCTTTCGCGCATGAGCGAGGCCGATCTGGCGAAGATGCCGAAGGCGCAGCGCGACGAGGTGATGCGCAAGGCGATGGGCGGCTGAACGCCCATCGGACAGGGTTCGCGGGCACCACAGCCCGCTTCGTCCGCGCGGACGTAAAGCGCGCCCCGCATGGCTCCGGCGTCACGGCGAGCAATCCCAAGACATCAACCACAGGAGCCAATCATGGCACAGACGACTTTTGAGGCGAACAACCCGCTGGTTGTCGCCGCGCTGTCGAAGGAGCTTGCGGTGGAGGCCATCCGGTCCTCCTACATCGGGCGCTTCATCGGCAAGGGCAACTCTTCCCTGATCCAGGAGAAGACCAACCTCAAGAAATCCGCTGGCGACACCATCATCTGCGGCCTGCGCGTGCAGCTGCAAGGCGAGGGCGTCGCGGGCGACGCGACCGCCGAGGGCAACGAAGAAGCCATGCAGTTCTTCGACGATGCCGTCACGATCAACCAGCTTCGGCATCCGGTTGGCGTGAAAGGTCGCATGACCGAGCAGCGCGTTCCGTGGAACATGCGCGAGGAGGCCCGTGACGCGCTGACCGACTGGTGGTCGGAACGTCTCGACGTGTCGTTCTTCAACCAGATTTGCGGCAACACGGCGCAGACCGATACCCGCTACACGGGGATGAACCCGACCATCGCGCCGTCCACGAACCGGATCATCCGGGCGGGCAACCAGTCCACCGACCAGGCGCTGACCACCAGCGACAAGTTCGACCTGACCTATATCGACGTGGCCCGCAACTACGCGGAAACCGCCTCGATTGCCAACTCGACCGGGCCGATGATCCGTCCGATCCGCTACGAGGGCGACAACTATTACGTCATGTTCCTGCATGACGATCAGGTCTACGACCTGCGCACCTCGACCACGGCCGGCCAGTGGCAGGATATCCAGAAGTCGGCGCTGATGGGCGGCGATGTGAAGGAGAACCCGATCTTCACGGGTGCCCTTGGCATCTACAACGGCGTCGTGCTGCACAAGGCGAGCCGCGTCACGCAGGGCGTCCACTCGACGGCGGGCACGGCGGTGTCGAACACCCGTCGCGCGGTTCTGTGCGGCGCGCAGGCGGCCACCATCGCCTTTGGCGGTGACAACGGGCCGACCAAGTTCACGTGGGTCGAAGAGGCATTCGACTACAAGAACAGGCTCGGCGTTCTGGCGGGTTCGATCTTCGGTCTGAAGAAGACCAAGTACATCCCCGCCGACAACTCTTCGACCAACGCGGAGGACTTCGGAACCATCGTGGTTTCGACCTACGCCGCGCGTCCGACCGCAGCGTAAGGAGGGCTGACAGATGGGACTGAACGCAGGCAAAGGTCAGGTGGTGCATCAGAACGTGGTGCACACCCTGAGCCGCTACATCACCAACGCCGACCTCAGCGGCGTTTACGAGCTGGGCTACGTTCCTGGTGGCGCGCTCATCATCGGCTCCGGCGTCGGCATCCTGACCGCATGGTCTGGCACCGGCAACGAGCAGGTGGACATCGGGTTTGACCGTTCGGAAGGCGCGATGGGCGGGTTCATCCCCGAGTAGCAGGTATCGGTCTTCGCCATGTTGCAGCAAATCTGGTTGAAGAACGACACGTCGAGCCGTTCCGCCCACCGGTCGGTAATCTCGTCCCGGGCCGCCTCGCCGATTATCCACGGACCGCGCTGCTCGGTAATGCGACCTTTCACGCCAACCGG